AACATCCCCGATGCGAGAAGTTCCAGAAATAGGTCTAATGCCATCAGGCCCAAGAAAGATAATGTCACCACCAAATTCTACTACAGTATCAGGGGCAACACAACCCAAGTCATTAGTAACATTTTCTACACTAAAGTTAGAGTAGTTGTCCCCAACAATACGTTTAATCTGATTCTGACCAAATACATAAAGTTGATTACGGAAAGATTTAAGTTGAGTTACCGTAAAGCCTATGTTGATAACACCTGCTCCATTAGCAGGATCAAAGTCTGTATCAGCATTAGGAGATGAAAAGTAAATATTAAATGGTTCGTCAGGATCTCCAGCTAACCATAAGTGATTTGCAAAGGCACTAGAAAACTGTGGATTGTTTGGAGCATTAGTATGTGTAATCTGTGTGTAGGTAGTACCGTTATATTTAGCAGCAGGATTAACACCATCTGTTAGTAGTAGGACTTCTTCAGTCCAATTATAACGTTCAAACCTTACAACGTCAACCCCTGTCATGGTAGGATTACCTGCAGTAGTTATAGCTTGCCAACCCTTAACTGTAGGTGCACTTGCTACTGTACCTGTTGCACTAGATGTACCACCTGTAAGGACATTGCCTACTACAAAAATATTACTAGGCAATTTACCAAAGTTTATTACAAGGGCATTAGAAGTTCTAGATATTACAGTACCTGTTGCTGCTACTAAGGTAGCATCTCCTGAACTAACTACACCTGTTACTGTTTCACCTACAGAAAAACCAGAGCCTTGCCCTGATCCTAGTGCTACATCGTAGTAGTGGTTATACCAATGTAAATAGTTATTGCCAGAAGAAGGTTTTCTACAACCAAGTATTCCTTGATTTATTTCACCGTTTACATTAAGACCTAAAACTTTACCAGTACCGGGAAGTGTACCATAAGAATTTGCATAACCGCTTATACGTCTGTAACCACCTTCTAAAGATGGCTCCATGTTAATTAAACGTATTGCACTACCCGCCATAGCGTTACTTTGTGTAAGAGGGTCTACGTTAGTGACAAGCCCCCCTGCACAGACAGAAACATATGTTTGTAATGCGTCAGCCATACTTAAACTCTATCTGAAATAGTAGTATATGAAGATCTCTGTATCACTGTAGACGTTACATTAACAGCCTGATCTACCACAAGCCTACGCATCATCTTAATGCCATCTTCAAATTTTTGACTATGTAGAGATGCACTCTGTTCATTTGATCTAAACATCATCATGTACATCATAGCACCATCAATGATGACGTGCTTAAAGCGATCTGGTATAACAGATGCATCATCAAATGCAACAAGATCCGCAGGGTATTTCCAGTATCTATACTCTACTACGTAATTAGCGTTTGGGACAGGCGTAACACCGAACTTAGTATCTTGTGTCATATAAACACAGTGAGGGCTTGTTCTACCGTCCTCACCGCTAGTGTCTTCTGTAGATCTATAGTTTGAAATGTACTGATCATACGTAATCAATTCTAGTTTCTGAGGTGTATTGTTTTCTGAGGAAAGTTGTTTGATATAAAAAGTATCCCAGTCGGCCTTTGAATAATCCGCAGGGAAGTCGTATGTATTAGTACCAGCAACCAGTGTCTGCTCATAAGTCACTAAAGTAAAAGGCCACTCTTGAGCATCTTGAAGCATCTGACGGATAGATGAGTTCACAGAATCTTTAGCTAATGCCTGAACGTTCTTAACGTTAGGAAAGTCTGCTTGGTCAATTTGAACTTCATTCAATCGACGTAAGAGTTCGTTAGTTAAACTAATAAAGGTGCTCATCTTTATAACCTTTTAGCAGGTGTAAAATATAATCTAGCAGAAAGTGTAGCATCAAAGTTGTGTGAAGAAGTGTGTCTAAATATTAAGACCTTATCACCTGCATGTAAAAACAAAGGCCCACCACCAATAAACTGTGTATGGTTATTACCTGCTATAGCTTCTTCACCTACAAGAAAATGATAAGTAGTATTATCTGCATGGTATATTTGAATACCAATATTAGATGTTGAGTTATCTTCGTTTGCCACCATAAGAAAAACTATTTCAGCTTCATGGCTTGCGGGGCAAGTAAATAAAAGTGTAGCATTATTAGGATTACTAGTAGTACTAGCAGAGTTACCCGTAACTGCAGCAAATGCACTATCTGTCCTAAAGTTAATACCTGCCATTATTTTAAGTTGTTTACAATTTTAGTAGGGTTTACTCGTACTACACCACCTTTAGATAAACCCATAGCAGATGTAGTGCCTCGTGATGACATCATTCCTTGAGGTGCACGATTAGCAGAAGGACGGTATCTGCTATCTTCTTGTTCAGGTGTTGTTACACCACCTAAAGCATATCCTTTTTTCTTACGCATTTTAAAACCCTTTGAATAGTCTAAAGGGGCTACTCGAAAGCAGCCCCTAAAGTTAGTTATGCAAGCAGATCACGATCTACTTCTGCGGCAGCTTTTGTAGCACCCATTGGGGCGTACACTACGAAGAACTTAAACGAACCCGCTGAAGGTGCGTTAGATCCCGCAAGCTTTGCAGTGATAACTGTGTCAGCAGCAGTAACATTAGTGATACCGTTTACCGAAGTAGTGGTAGCAGCCAATGTCTTAGCGCCATTGATGTCGGCAGTACCGAGCAAATCAATGTCACCACCTGTGACACCAAAGCTTACTGCGTTAGCACCACCAATGGTAGCTGCTGCAGTACACTCAGCGCCAGCAGCAAGAACCACACAATTGTCTGGAACTGTACCGATGTCGTGAGTTGAGCTAGTTGTCAAGTCACCGTGAGCAATCACGGCTGTCTCGATACGAACTGGAGATTGTAAAGCCATTTCTATGCCCCCCTTACGCTGCGTTATATTTGGCAGTTACGATTGCTTCAGGGCGAAGAATCTTACGGCCATATAGATGCATACCACGAACAATGTCAGCGAAGCTGTCAGGGTCACGATATGTTTCGGTTTTGTTGATCTGCTCGGCAGTAGCAACTGCAGAGTCATGACCAGCTACGATAACACCATAGTTAGTGTTTTGGTTTGCAGAACCTGTTGTACCTGAACCTGTACCTACAGATGGTAGGTTAGATGAAGAGTACACACGGAAACCGTGCAGGTTGTTAAGAACCAAACCATTACGAAGTGCACCAGACTCACCGTAATCTGCGTTCAGAAGACGTGAATCTTCATCTGCCATGATTTCCATGAATACTGGATCTACAACCAGCCAGCGTCCTTGCTTATCAACTTGTTGTTGGTCAAGCAAACGAGCCATACGAGCTACAACCATTGCTGGTGAAGCTGTTGCTGTTGGTAGTGCGGTAGCACCGGGCAAACGAGCAGCTACTGGGATCGAGTGATCACCTGCAGAAGAGGTTGCAATGTTGCCGAAGCTATCTTTACGCAACTTCATTGATGTCAGCAATTCGTCTGAACCTGCAGTAGTTACAGCTTTAGTACCATTTACTTGGTCATTAACTGTATCTGCATCTGCATGTAGAGCAGACTGTTTGAAACCTGACAAGTAGCCAAGAACTTCTTGGTCATGCTGGTCAGCCAAACGATAAGCTGCACGATTGGTTGCAAGATCCATGAAGTTCACATGTGAGTGAGCTTCTTCGATGTCATCAATTTTAAAGGCAAAGTAGTTAGCTTTGTCTACAACCAATGAAAAATCTTCATCGTCAAGATCTTGTGCTGAGATCTGTGTACCACGAGCGTAGCTGCTTACGGAAATCTCAGGTTCTTTAATGATTTTAACTGTATCACCTTGGGCAGAAATCTCCCCAAAATAATCAGAGTTGGTGATATCACCACATACTGTGCTCTTGCGGAAAGCAAGCTGCACTTTTTTGGAGTAGATTACGGAACTAAAGTTACCGTTAGGTAAGTTACCGTGTCCTCCTGCTGATGTAAAAGCCATAATAAATCCTCCTGATAGTTGGCTTATCTAAAAGCTAATACCAATAAGAGGCTGTTACATTTTCTAGGGTGCGTTAGACTAACAGTCGGCCAACCGTTAGATGTACGGGCCTATACTTGAACAGGTAGTTCTCATACGTTTAGACTTTATTGGAAATTGGGTTAGAACAAAAGGTAGTCATATAGAGGCTTTTGTTCTATGTCCCTAGTTATACTGTTGCTTTTTTATTTGTCAACAGTTTATCTGGCATTACCAGACACGTCATAGACAAATTTACCATTGCGCATTGCTTTGTTAATTTCGTCTG